GGTCTTTCGACCCTAGGAGCCGGGCTTTCGCACAGCTCAATCTCGGTGGAGGCTAAACCACGTCCTAGATGTGAACCTTCATTCTCTTCAAATCGCGAAAAAGAATCGACAATCTGAGAGGAACCGCCCCGTTGATGCGCGGCCAACTTCCAGTGCCTCGAGCCGGGTGACTATGTCGCCCAACCGAAAAACGGAAAAAGACCAACGTACCGTCATGGTCGAGTCCTTTGCATCTATGTTTCACGAGATTCTCGTGGAGCACGGATGTAGAGACACGACCTTGGAGCGGTGTGTGTCCTGGTATGTGAAGATCTTCCGAAACGTGGAGTTGATTGACTTGCCCTCTGTTATGAAGGGAAATCTGGCCGACTTGTTCTCACGAACTACCGGTCAGGATCGCCCTGAAATCACAAAGAGGATTTGTCTCATCCCACCACGCCTTAGGTCGTTCTTCAAAGATGCGACTCGCCGTCCAACGGGGCCTCGTGCCCTTTCCCTCTTGTGGGACCTTATGCAAGCCAAGAAATTGGCTGCTGAGGTTCCAAAAGTTTTCATTGGGGAAGGATACAAAAAGCACCACCGGGCGATGAGTAAAGAACCTGTTCCCGTTCCTGACTGGTTTTCAACCCAAGAGGATTTCTTTCGGGATTTTGGTCGGAGAACCCGCTCGCACCTTGACTTTTACAGGAATAGTCTACCCAATGGGAAGGCCACGTTCCACATGAAAGGAAAGGATGGAGGGAGAGCTCTGAACATCCGGACCGAACAAATGTCCAAGATCCGGATGGAACCCATTTATGTCTCAATCCATGGCTACCCCGGAAAAGGGAAGTCATTAATGGTACAGAAGCTCGCAATGAGCCTTTGCAAGAGACTTGGGTACCGATACCCTGAGGATACCTACGTCAGGAATTGTGCCGTTGCCCATTGGGACGGCTATAAGGGGCAGCCCATCTGTGTCTTAGATGACCTGGGTGCAGCAGGGGACGAGAGTTCGGATTTCTCCGACCTCATCGGCCTCGTGTCGTCGTCTTGCCATGTCTTGCCAATGGCCGACTTGAGGGACAAAGGGACTGTTTTTAATAGTCCGTTCATTCTCTCAGCCAGCAACTACGCGAAACATGTCATCCAGCAACCCACTCGCGGAGGACCTCTTTCCTTCTCAGCTTCTGTACGTCGTCGTTTTAGGACGATTGACGTGCATGGGCCAAGGAGGTTCGAAGTCTTCTCACAGGTGAGTCCGCAGATGATTAGCGAGTTCGACACCGGGATGGGATCCCGGCTACCGCACTCAGACCAAATGGACCAGTGGTTTCCACCTCTTGGAGAACAGAGTTTGGACCGCATCGTCGACGATCTAGTCATTGAGTTCGACAGAAAAAATGCCTTTGTCAAGGATCACTTGGAGACCCACTTCGCACAGACGTTGTATGACTTTACAGTCTACGACCATGGAGGTGAGAACTTCACAATCCTTGACGGAGACCAGACCGACCCATTGTGGGCGGACTGGGCAAAACACTTCAAAAGAGAACTCATTTGGCCGAAGGAACCGGGCTGCCAAGCCTGGGTCCAGACCGTCGCCATACCAGAGCCACTGAAGGTTCGGGTGATCACGAAAGCGTTTGCCGAGACGCAAGCCTTGAAGCCTCTTCAGGAGGCGATGTGGCATGCGTTGGGGGAGTATCCGGAATTTAAGCTGTCTCATGGGGTTGATCCCCAGGAGGCTGTTGACGATCTGCTACCTTTCAAGTCTGAGGACCATTATTGGCTCTCTGGAGACTATGAGGCAGCGACTGACAACTTGTCTTGTCCGGCTTCTCAGC